ATTATCCTCATCCAGAAAGTAGGCGCCTTCTGCGCGTTGTTCTCTGAGGTTGTCCCGGTGTTGTTGGGCAATGTAGGACTGGATAAGCCGTTCGTCTGGCCTATTGAGGATGAAATATTTTCGTGCGAACCTGAATTTGACATATTGAACTTCAGGGTTATCTGCTAATAGGTTCATAAACTGGAGATGCTCCTTAGGGGAACATCCAATATCTCTGATATCGTTTATAAATTGTATCTGCGTTCCAGCCGGAGCGCGGATGTGAAGGTGGTTAGTATAGGTGGGGCCAATAGTTTCTATTTCCTCACGCCTGTTAAAAATGGCGTTAAATGTCTCGTCATTTACAGTAACTAGTTCTTCGTGATGGTCGCGACGATCGTCCCACAAGTGGATGACTCGCCACAATTCTTCTGTTGAGATGCCGGGGATGTCTGAAGGACAGATGAATCTTCTATCTTCAAAAATTTCAACGTCGTCAGCTGGTGGGAAGAATCGATCAATACGTTGTTCGCGTTGTTCAACAGCCGCACGCAGTGCGGGCATGAACGGCCCTTCTTCTTCTGGTGGATCGTCCCAAAGATTTTCTTCTTCGAGAGCAGGGCGTTCTTCTTCTTCTTCAGAATCTGATTGATTGCCGTTATGGTCTTCTCCAGGATCTCTGGTGTGGTCGAAAGCGACAAGGCGTTCGACTTCATGTGGAGCTTGTTCTTCGCGCAAGCGAAGAGGATCTCGCAAATAGGCTGATTGGACTCGATCGCGGTGCTCCGCGAGAGTGAGAATCAGTCTGTCAAGGTGTGCCTCGTATGCAAGTGGTGACAATTCGTCACGTTCATAAGCAGCGTACACGTATGGTAGATCACGTATAGCGCGTGGGAGGCTGGTATCTATTTGTTCGTCGTTCATGTCTTCAAAATATGATGATGAAAATGAAAAGGCTGGGGATGCGGGACGACGAGGATAGTCCATGTGAGTTTCTGATAGTGCACAATTGGGAAAATTGCACCGGTTGCGGCGAATGAAACTCGATAGTAACACAGTGTTCACTTGAAATCGCTTTGAGTGATAGCTGGAAACGAGCTAGGTGTTGCCTAACTCGGGGTGCTGCAAACCCATAGCGTCGGGAAGGACACACACGTGTTTAGTACCGAGTTAGACTCGTCGCACAGCCGGATCATTATCCGTGTTTTGTGCACTTAATAGCCCAAGTTTGTAGGCTCTTCTTGTTTCTGTCATGTTCTCAAATAACGCAAAAGCGTTAGGGACCGGCGGAAGCGGAGAGGTTGGGCTTAATTCCTGTTCATAGTGGAAGAAGTATCGTGAACCGTAATAGGAAACGCTTCCTGAGACTGCATTGGTTGTAAATAAGCCATTACTTGCCAATCTAATCCACATGATGGGATTTGTAGGGGATCTCTGATCTCTTAGGGAGAAAAGATAAGATGTATTGCTAGGAGGGAGACTATCAGAGGTGAGATAAGCCGAGATGTTCCTCGGTTGTAGATCAACCGTTTTAAAAAGTCTACAATTCCAATATACTAAAGACTCACCAGGGAATAAATTCTCGAATTCACATTCTCCATGATAAGGCGACTCATAAGGAGTGCCTTCTGTTGTTCCATCGGGCATAGCAGGATAGCCTTCACCTGTTTTAAGGGTGCGCCATCGTTGTTCTTCTGCCAGCTCAAGAGTACACTTAATAGTGTAGTACTTTGGATCTTTAGTGTCGAATTCTTTGAACTCATATCTGGGAGTTTTGTCATCTGGTGATGCATTAGTCGATGCGGCGGCTGCAATGGCATACCGGACACATCCAAGAGGTAGTTTATTGCCGACTCTTCTTTTAAAAACGCCAGTTTTGTAGTCTTCATATGTTTGATAGTTAAATTTCTCAACAACCGACACAATGGAAGGAGCAGATCTATAGTATGCAGCGTAAGGGGACAATTTAGGGGCATCAAGCCAGGCACCATCAAGGCGCCTAACTGCGACTCCGCCACAAGATGGATTAGCAGTTTTGACCGGTGAGGCCATAAGCCGCATGTCATCCACAAAGCAGTTGTCGCAGCCAGGTGTGGCGGCGATGTTGCCTAACAAGTATGGTGGAAGAGGGCCACTATTAGCAGAGCTACTGACATCTAGGGGAGCCAATTGTCTGAATTCAAAATCTCCAGCGGTTTCAATTACCATTTGCACACTGCCTGATGTTTGCAGCGATTGGACCAGTGATCCAACTACATAGAATACAATCCAGCCGCCAAAATTCATGACGTCTTCGATTGCATCGGGATCTTGCATATAATGGTAAGCAATATTACGCTGATCTGAAGTTCTAAATTCAGTCCAATCAGTGTTCTTGGGATCTAAGTCTTGATTAGGATATGCTGTTAGAGTTGAGAGTGGAACCTTCATAATATCATTCTTCGTGAAAATTGGTGGCAAATAGCCAATCCGAAATGAGCCTCCATTAGCGAAATTAGCCATGAAACGAGCACGCACTTTCATGCCGCCCGTCCACGTCTTAAACATCTGTGAGATGTAGTTCACATATGGATTGCAATCTTTCGGGTGAATTCTAATATAGCCAAAAATATGGCCAGGCTTCATCGAAGAATCGATATTATAAGTTCGGGAGTAAATCCAGTCTTTATAGATTACGTGGGATACTGTTTCTATTGAGGTGGTTTGTTTAATATCTCCTTTATTTGTCTGCACTACGTCGGTCTGGTTAATAACCGGTGAGTCAACAGTCCCAGACTCACCGTTAGGATTGAGAGCTGTGCCAAGTCCCGCCATCTTGGTGGCAGGTGTCTACAAAGAGTAAGAGTTTCCTTGGTAACTATAACTATTGTGGTAGAGCGCATGTCTTGCACTCCTCGTCGGATGATATGATGAATTGATGAGTATAGATATACACACACACATACATTTGTCATTCGTTCAATAAAAATCTCTCGCACAGACATTTGCAGCAGTGGGAATGCTCAAATGTCGACAGTAAGCGTGGGAAACGTTATCGTGTCTAATACAATAACGTGGACATAGTCCATAGCTAGATGAACGAGCTATGCTTTAGTAATCTCTAGGCACGTAGTAACCGCATGACTCCATCGCGTCCGCCCATGTTGGTGGGTTGACGGGAATAGCCATGTCGGCTGCTTGTTTGAGGATTATATCACGTAAACGGTGATATTCTTCCTTGCCCAGTTTAGCAAGCTCACCCCATTGGGTGTCTATTGCTTCACTGATTAGTTGTATGTCGTCAGCTTTAGGAAACACACGCTTTCCATCGACAAGAGGCACGTGCACATCATCAATATGATATGCGCTGCCAGAATGGATCCAGTGCAACGGTTTGCCAATTGAGCGCTTCGAAAGAGGGCCAAGCCAGAAATTACCTAACTTGGTGAAGCCACGTTGCAGAAAATCCAATTGTGTAATATGTACATAATCCGGTACTTCGCCATCTGTCTTTAGGGCATCAGTGACGGTGAAACCCATCTTGGCTGCTTCGGTCTTAAATGAATTAAAGTTGAACCAGGCATAGCCGGGCTTAACTGAAGCTACGTTGTCATCACCATAAATGGCTAATTCAACGATGTCTCTGAAGCACACATAGGAAGAAACTTTAGGGTTGTGAATCATTGCTAGTCGGCGCCATATAATATAATACAGCGCCCAGATTACGAAAGAGTTTTCTATTGCAGTTCCTGGGCATCCTGATACCATGGCTTGATTAAGTCTATGAACCTTATCAAGAACCATAACATGTGCAGATTCCACACTTCGATGTAAATTGTGACGGACGTTCTGGTTATGAGCCAGATTTTCGCCTGGAGCACTACATCGATTGTATATTTCATCATACAC